TTACAGTATTTAAATAAGTAAATAGTAATAATATTAGATGTATATTACCACAGATATTACGAATTTTACGAAAAAAAATGTATTTTTACATGAACCAGTAAAAAATATAATGAAATCAGGATGTGAATTTATGAAGATAATGTATTCCAATAATATATTTGTCATGAATGGTGTATATGTAGACATAAGTTTAAAGAATGTCGAAATACAAAAACGAAAAGAGTCATACAGGATAAAAATAGATAACATTCATAACAATGATTTGTTAAATTTGATATCAAGAGTGGAACTAGACATATTAGATTTATTGCCGGATGGGTTATGTAGGGTATGTTCGTTGAATAATGATAATAATAAAGCACGTGTATTGAAGAAATACAGTGATATAGAGTTAAAACCAGGAACGTACGATCAATTAACGTGTACGTTGCGTATATTTGGTGTGTGGAAAGATTCGACTAAATGTGGACTAAATTATCAATACATAATATCTTAGTTTTTTCTTTGTATAATATAAAAATGACTGCCCCGCCCCCCCTCGCACGCAGAAAAAGATAAGGATAGAGCGGCATCTAAGGTAAAACAAAATTATGTAAAGTATGCTGAAGAAAGATACATAGATATATTTGTAAAATACATGGCGGAAAATTACATAAAAAATGCTCAGAGTCAGAGAAATAATTATCAGGATTTTGTAGAATTATTTAAAATATTTGAGGACAAAAGAAAATTAGAAGAAGAAAAAAGAAAATTAAAAGAAAAAATAAGAAAATTCCAAGACCAAACGGAAAAGAGGCCACATAAAACGATGTCCAGTGTCTTCAGTGTCTTACCTAAAAGATTAGATGACACGGATGTGATTAGAGATACAAACACGTCGTAAACAATAAATTTTTTTGGCTATAATATGCTGTTAAAATTATAGTTTTTAAAAAACTAAAAAACTATAAAAATACGAAAAATTAACAAAAAGGAAAAAATTAGGATTGATAATTAAATGAGACAGAGTTTCTGTCAAATAAAAACCAAATGATTAATATAATAAGAGAAATATTGGAAATATTCCTGTATATTTCATTTGGTTTGTTGGATAAAAACAAAACACATAATAGGAGGAAGGCTTTGCAAAAGAAAGAGATGGAAGATTGTTGTTCGAAAACATTAACATTACTAGTAATAGTGAGGATATGAATAATAATAACAACTAAAACCGAAAAGGTATTAAAATAGTTGTTGTTGTTTAATTTGTAAACCAAAAAAAATAGAAGAAGTTGCAAAATAACGATATTAGCGTAGTAAAAGTTGGCTTGTGAGAAATACAAAATAAACAACGCGGAAAAGAAAATAGCAATCCAAGCGATTTCAAAGCTTTGGAGTTGTAAAAAGTCGTCTAAATCCATGGCCATGGAAGTGTTTGTAGATTATAAAGAGAAAATTATATAAACATTTTGTCTATATATATAGTAATGAATGAAGTATCGAAATATTATATAAATTGTGAGGATAATATGTTTAAAGGAAAAAGGGATGCTTGTGTTCCTAAATTATGTGAGTATAAAGAAGTATTAAATACGAGATTAACATTGGATAAATTAAAACAGTTGAAGAAACAGTATTGTATCAGGGGTACGTATAATAAAACGGAATTGATGAAGATTTTATATAACAAGATGCGAATAAAGTACAGTGTAATGTTAATAATAAGAAACTACAGGAATTATAAAATGGCAAAATATGAAGAAATGTTGGAACAAAATTCTTTTGTAAACACGGAAGATTTCGAGACATTGGAGTTGTTGTCGAAATTACACAAGCATGATTTGATGGGTTTGGAAGAAGAGGGGAAAGTGTATGGATTTGACATATTATCTTTTGAGAACTTGATATTGAAGTATAAAGAGAATGCGTTTAATCCGTATACAAGAACAACAATAAAAGAAAACGTACGTCGAAGATTCAAAGATATACTATATTTAAAGCGTGTATTTAGATATGGAAACCGTATAAATCAAATGAATGCAGTGGAAGAGACAATAGGAACACGCTTACAAGATGTGTTTTATAGAATAAATAGTTTAGGAAATTACGCTGATTCTGTTTGGATAGAAGAACTATCAAAAGAGAAGTTGATGAAATATATATATGAATTGGCAGACATATGGGAATATAGAGCTAATTTAAGTCAGGCAAACAAACTGAAAATTTACGTGAATATGAATCCATTTAGTGATATAAGAATGTCGAGGTTAGCGTATGATACGTTAGCAGTGTTGCAAAACAAAACAATAAAAATAATTGAAAGATTAATAAGTAGTGAAGAACAAGAATATGCATCGTTGGGTGCGTTTTATGTACTGGGTGCAATAACATTGGTAAATAGTAATGCGGCGGATGCATTACCGTGGTTATATCAGTCTTTTTATCACGCAGGGGGTATATGACAATAAATGGCAATAAATGATAATAAATGATAATAAATGATAAATAAAGTACTTAAACAGTAGTACTGCTAGATAAGTATAATGCCTGCCCAGAAGAAAGCCGCTCCCGAAAAACCAGCCGCGAAGAAAGCCACAAAGGCTACAAAATCCACACCAGCCCCAGTACCAGCACCAGCCCCTGAAGAAGTAAAAGTTGCCAAAGCCGAAGAGGTTGTAGTAGAAAATGTAGTAGAAGACGATGTAGGAAAGGCCTTTTCGGAACTCCTGCAAAAACTTCAAACATTAACCACAACATTCACGGCGGTAAAACAAGATTTCAAGGCGCTTGAGAAGAGATACATGCGTGAACTTCGTGCTGCGACAAAGATTTCGGATAAGAAAAAGAAATCGGCGAACAGCAAGCCAAGACAACCGAGTGGTTTTGTGAAGCCAACAAAAATTAGCGTAGAACTAGCGAAATTCTTGGGAAAGCCTGAAGGTTCGGAGATGGCTAGAACTGAAGTGACCCGTGAGATTAACAAATACATTCGTGCGAATGATCTTCAAGATTCGTCGAACGGAAGAAAAATTAATCCTGATGCTAAATTACGTGGACTACTCCAAGTACCAACAAGTGATGATCTAACATACTTTAATCTTCAAAAATATCTCAGTAAACATTTTCCTAAAACACCTGCCGTGGTTGCGAGTGCTTAGAGAATGTTCATGAATGAATAGTATATTTGTTAAGAATATTAGTGAAACAATTGAATTGTTTTTTTGAAATAATATTAGTATAATAACACCAACGTAAGAATGATGTAAATTTAGGTTCTGTTTGTATATAAAAGTAATACAAACAAAGCGCAATATGAATATCGAATGCTCTGTTATAATCAGTACCAGAGAGAATACAAATTTGTTGAAAATCTCGTAACGTTTTAATGTTAAGTGTTTTAATTAAGGTATCGGTATGAATCAAATCAAAGACATCTTTATTGAAATCGATGTTGCAAACAATGAATTTTGATCCATAAACGAGTAGGTCGGTGTCTTCGGTAACGACAGCAAATGATTCATTTTTAATGTTATGTTTAGCGCAAATTTCATCTGCTTCGTGTTTTGCTTGAATAATATCAAAACCATAAGAGTTGATAATATTTTTAACGATGACAAAGTCACGTGCGTAAAGTTGAGTAGATTGTGTTTGATGGTATGTAAGTTTTTTTTTGAGTGTTCGTAAATGGGGTTTGTTGGTAGTATTTAAAATTTCTTTTTTAAGAGAATCTACGAACAAACGGGAAGATTCACGTTTGTTTTTTCGTCGTTCAATTGTGAACTGTTTATCGTGTTCAGGAATGCCATCAAATACGAATATAGGAGTGATGCTATATAAAATGAATTTCTTAATCATATTATCAAACTGTGATTCGAGAGAATTAGTTGATTTGAATTTATACATGAAAATATTTGTATCAATTACAACAGTAGTTTGTGCAATAGAGGATAAAGACAATGTACAGAAAGAATCTTTACAGTGATTTTCAATGATAGACTTTAAGAATCTGACACCCATAATGTTTTTAGATCATCAATATGGTTAGGATTGGTTTTTTTCAATTTTTAGGTGGAACAAATATTAGTTCTGAATAATATTATCAACTAGATAGTAATATTAAGAATGTTATTATTAACAATATTCACAATTTCGGCAATACTTACAAGCTATGTTGGGGCGAAGGTATTTATAGTTTTAGAACGCCTAGAATGTAATAGGTTACGAATGGATAGCACCTTTTAATTTGTTTCTGAGTAACATAAGGTCTTTCGAAAAAATGGGTTCGGCTCTATGAACGTGTTGTAGTAATTTAGCATTTTTAGTAGCAAGTAAGATATCTTTGAAGTACAAGGCGTCGTTGTCTCTGAATTTGGACAGCAAAGCGTCTTGATACGAACCCTTGTCTTTTTTTTTGGATTTAGTAAATTCATGTATAGATTCATATGTTGTACCGTTAACAGTAATAATCATATTAGGGTCGGTATGGTTGTCGCTTAATACTCTGCGCCAATGTTTTAATTTTTTTAAATCTTTGTAATCGGCTTCTTTACTTGGGGGGATGTGTTCATTATTACCTTTACCAGGAGGTTTGTCAGAGGATTTATGATAAAAGGTAAATTGTACTGCGTCATCGCACAATCCATCGATGCATGAATTTAGCGCGTCTTGCGAAGAGCTAGGAGAGTCATGACTGTCTTCTGGGATATTATGTGGTGTAGGTGGATGTTTTTTAATACGGTCATTGAGATAATTTCGGAAATCTGCTATGTCGTGGAATCCGGATGTTTTCTGTTCAAGACATTTATTAACTAACTTGTCTTTGACTATATTAGGCAAATCAGTAAAAGAAAAGAGGCCTTTATTTTTATGTTTAATTAATTCGTAATGTGCACCACTTTTTTGCATAATGATGTAATTTTCGGGTGCGGTTACTTTGTTATCATTACCATATCCACAAACTATTGGTACCATTTTATCAGGATCAGAAATTATATCGTTCTTTTGACGTTCTTCTGGTTTTTCAAAAATAATAAACTTAATGTTGAGGTTTTGTTCGAGAATACTGATAGCATTTTCATCTGCCCAGTATTTACCTTTTGGTTTTCGAATTTCCTGTACAAAATCTTTGAATGATGAGAAATGTGATATCATTTGAAGATATGATTCGGGATTTTGCATTTCGATGCGTTTTTCTTCTATAGCATCTGAGATATCTGTTTTTATACGGGTCTTAGTCTTGTATAGTTTATCTAGTTCGTCCGAAATGCTTTGTTTTGTCTCGGTTTTAGATGCGAGTTCTAGTTGTGATGTAACACGAGCTATGTCATCCATGATTGTTTTCATTTCGTCTCTGTGTTTTGTAATTCTCAAGTCGTATTGTTGTGCGTGGTCTTTGTAAGCGTTGAATATTTCTTCGGTAAAGTTGTCAGCAACAATATTACGCAATTCTTGTATTGTGCGTGTTTTACCATCGAAAACGTATGCTTGTTGTATGGCGAGGAAGAAACAATCGCCAGCACCATCATTTTCTTGAATAGCAAAGTTGGAATCGTTAAAATAAAAAACTACCCAGTCTATTTTATTTTGGAGGTATTTTTCTTTTAGTTTGAATGTTTCGTTTCTGTCATCGTCTAATTGCATAGAATCATCTTTGCTTTTGTCCTCACTTTTATTAGCATCTGATTTTGAGTCATCGGGTGGTTCTGTATTGTCGTGTTTCATCTCTTCCACACCATCTTGTTGGTCAGGAGTTTTTGATTTGGGTTTTTCGTCTTTTTGAACAGAGATTGAATATGGTTGTAAAAATGTTTTTGTGACGAAAGAGAAAATCAATGGTATTTTTTTATGCAAGGTATCCAATACAAGTTGATTGGGATCACTTTGATCTTTATGTTCTTCTAAATCATCAGCATTAAATTCGTACCTGCCAATCTGTTTGGTTACTTTATTGTTGGAAGGGTTGATTATATATATGGGTGTAAAAACAACGTTGTCTGCCTCATATGTCTTATCGATAGATCCTAATATAACATACAAAGCTACATCTAATAGTTTTACCTCGTAGGTTTGAACGTTTTCCAAACCAATGTCATTATCACTAATTTGTGTAGTTTCTGTATAAGATAAAGATGGATTAATGATTGATTTAATCATAATATATATATTGTATAGAGTTTATATATATATATTATTGTTTTGTGGCGGACAATGATTTCCTCTATATGTGATTATATATTATTGTATTTCTCCAGTAGTATGTTTTGAAACCTTGTTATATGCATCAAAAACGTCCATATGGTTAAAAATGATTTTTCGATTGATGTCCTTATTTGTTTTTTTTTGTAGAACAAAATCAATGTGTGTTTTTATTGTATCGGCTAATTCAAACAAATCCTTAATACATTGGATTGCTATAAGTTTATAAATGTTTGAAATGAATTCAAGTGTATCCTGTTTTTCTACGTTAAAAATATTATCTGCAATGAATGTTTGCATAGAAATTATACATTTATTAATTTTTTCGAGTTCTTTACGTTTAATCAATGTAGAAAGTATGAATACAAACTGTGATTTAATATTGTCTTTTTTTTTGTTTTGATCACAAATTTCATCGTAGGATGTTAATGCAGGGAAGTTAAATTGTTGGTAATTACTAAAATACTTATCCACGTTATCGGAGAACAAAGTGTTGAATTCATCAAATATTTCAATGAGTATAGCAGCAAGTTTAGAATAAGGGTCGTTCATGAAATAGTTTTGCGAAAGATGAATAAAAATGTCCTGAAATATGATGGGTTTATCATCGGCAGGTAGTAGGTGGAGTGTAGAAATAATGTATTTGAATTGGATATCAAACTTTTTGTTGGATAATTTGTTCAATGCGATACGGATATCGCAAAAACTAATGGGTTTGGGGTTGTTATACTTGGAACGATGACCTTTTTTTTCTTTGAATTTGTATTCTACAATAAACAAGTAACGTTTAATGTCATCGTCTATAAGGTTTGAAAGTATATCTTCATCACATGAACTTTTAATTTGAATAATATCTTTTAAAGTATACTTCATGATATATTGTAGTGGGTAAAATATTTAAGTGAATTTAGTCGTTTAAATGTGTTTTTTATGATGTTTGTAGAAATAAATGGAACAATCCGTATCACAGAGATATTCGGTAACAAAAGAATTCATGTTACCAATTGAGTATTTACAGAAAAAAGAAGCGTTGAATAATGATATATTGAACGATTTAGAGTTATTAAATGTAAAAAACGAGTCAGTTGATATGAAATGTTTGTATGACCACGTCTTTGATTGCGATAGTGTATTTGGAAAAGAAATGAAAAAAAGATGGGGTAAATATTATACAACAGATGTAAAATTTTTAGAGGATTCGCAGAATCTCTATAAAAAACTGTACGATTTGAATATGTATTCGGTAGATCAGGCTAAAATAAAAAAGGTGTTAACAACCATAGAAGATACGGCGGATTTCGAAGAAAAGCATAATTACATAAAAGACATATATTATTGTGAGCAAATGAACAACAACGAAACAATAATGATGTGGTATAGTTGTTTTTTGGTAATGTCGCCGCTAATAACATTATGTTTACCACTGATAATAATTATAATGCCGTTTATAATAATAAAAACCCAAGGATTTCAAATTAGTATACGGGAGTATTTTAAGTTGCTATTTGTGTTACTAAAGAAGGTGCCGGTGGGTAAACTACTAGAAATAGATTGGTCAAACGCGAATAGTATTTTGTACGGGCTTGTGAGCGTGTGTGCATATGCATTTCAATTATATCAAAGTTTTAGCATGTGTTTATCGTTCAAAAGAAATATTATGACTGGGTACGATGTATTGCATTCGTTAAAAGATTATTTCAAAAGTAGTGTAGAGCGGATGGAAGCTTTTGTAGGGTTGTCAAGAAGGTATGGTAGTTATGCGAAGTTTAATGTAGATTTATTAGATAGAATGAAACAGATGAACGATTATCTAGATTCGCTAAATGATTTACCGAGATCAAAGTATACAATACCTAAAAAAATAGGTAAGATAAGATGTCAAATTTACAAACTGTACACAGACAACTATTACAAAGAATTGATATACTTTGCGAATGATTTTAATGGTTATTTGGACAATATACATTCGATACAGAAAAAACTAGGAAATGGGCTCAGCAAAGCCAAATTCAATTCCAGTTTTTCAAATTTGATTGGTATGTACTATCCGGCAATAGTTGGTGACAAAAAGTTAAATAATATCAAAATAAATAATAATAAACTTATAACAGGTGTAAATGCATCGGGGAAAACGACATTATTAAAAACGGTATTATTCAACATAATTTTATCACAACAAATTGGGTGTGGTTTTTATAAGCGTGGTACCGTATGTGTCTATGATAAAATACATTGTTACTTGAATATTCCCGATACGAATGGGAGGGATAGTCTGTTTCAAGCTGAGGCGCGAAGATGTAAGGACATAATTGAAAGTGTTGAGAAGGAATGTGATAAGAAACATTTGTGTGTATTTGATGAATTATATAGTGGAACAAATCCATATGAAGCAAGTGCGACGGGATATGCTTACATACAGTATATGTCAAAATACATGAATGTAAAATTAATAATAACGACGCATTATTTAGACATGTGTGAATCATTGTCGAAAGCGAAGCATAATTCCATAACTAATTATCATATGGAGGCGTATTATGATGAAAAAAATAAAATGGTTTATACGTACAAAAAGAAAAAGGGTATAACGAAGATAAAGGGTGGAGTGGAGGTATTGAAGAATTTGGATTATCCAAGGATTATTGTAGATGAAGCAACTAAATTAATAAAGGGTACTAATTGAAGAAGATTAATGCGTATTTATGAATGTGGTATTAAGGATGTGGTGTTGGGTGAGGAGGGTTGTTTTATCCGTAGAGCATGCGGCTTTCGGCGTACGAAATAGAATGTCCGGTTTTTGGATGCGTCATCATATGTTTAATAGCTTCTTCGGATCCTTTTGTTAGGAGGACGTCGAGGGCCTTTTGATTATTTTCGTCCATGTATAGTCCACCATTGACGGTTTTTGTAGTAGTTGTACTGGGTGGCGGCGGCGTTGAAGAGTACGTTGCACCCGAGATATCAAGAGTGCCAGCATTATTGTTTGTCTTTGATTGAGATTTACTATTATTCATTGTATTGGGAAATAATAATATTAATAATAAAAGTAATAATATTATTTTTCAATTTTTAACTATTAATAGTTATGAAAGAAGAATCTTCTAAAACAAAGCCACTATTTTTTACAAAACGAAATGGAGATGGGTAAAACGATTTAATATACAGTATTACATGAAAAGGTAATTGGGTCAATGCATACCCGCTGTATAAATTGTTAATATTAGATATAATTATATATATATATATATATATATAATG